TCGGTACTATTTTTTTTTCCATTTTTTCCATAAATATGGTGAAAATTAGCCCAAAATATTAAAAAATAAGTAGAGATTATATGATCGCAATTTTTTGTATTAAATATTGTGTTATAGCCATATATATAATCTTGTACATTTTTCTTTACATTTTCTTGCAACTTAAAAAATAAATCATCTTTTTTAAATTCACTTGAAAGTTCTTTTTTCATTATATTTCCTTATTTTAGTTCATCCATTTAGTTAATTGTTTACTTACTAACTCTACGTATCTAAACCACTCTAATATAAAGTTACGTTTTTTACCTAAACGTTCTTTAGTTATTTGTTTAATAGCTTTGTTAGTTGCTTTATCGAGTAAGCTTGTTTGATCTTTAAGATTCATCTGCATATACTTCGTCACTTTCTTCGTTATATTTAATTTTTGCAATTTTTTTAATTGCACCCATTTGACTGTAATCTTTAGCATAAGAACAAACAGTATTTTTACTATCTTCTGTAGACATATTTAATTTATGATTTTCTAACCATATATCAAATGCTTCGTCTCTATTCTTGGCAATTACTTGCCATTTAGTTACATAAGTAATTTCGTTTTCTACTTCATATATTTCTTTATCCACATCACTGTGGAATAAACATAACGCTTCATCTACCATAAATACCTTTCTATTAAAGGGCTAAGCCCCACAAAGTGTGCAGGGCTTCGACCAAATTTAATTATTTAGTAATTGCTAAGAACTCAGGCTTAGGAACTGTAGATGTATTTATCTTTTCCTTCGCCATTTCTTGTCCTACTACTCCCCATACTGTAGCTAGGGATTGACCTGCATTAAGTAAGTTCTTACAATATTCTTTAGATAAATCTAACATTTGTAAAGCTTTACCTCTTGGGCCAGAATAGAAGTCACGAGAAGTTTCTTCATGACATATTTTCTTAAGTAGTCTATCCAGTTCATCTGGGTGTTTTATTAGAGATCTTTCTATCTCAGTATCCCATTTTCTAACTTTCTTCCAGTTTTCTAGTTTACCTTCTAGGTCATTGATTGAATTATCTAATTTACTTGTTTTTTCTAGTAAAGTAGAATCCATTTCGTTTGCAAACTTTTCACGATCATTATAGTTATTTCTAACATCTTCATGTAACTTAGTTAGTTTTAACTTTTCTTTGAACGCATCAAAGTTTAATTCAGACTCTGAATCAATGGTATCTTGCATTTCTGTTTTCAAAATATTCTTTCTCTCGTCATATTTTGTTTCCATGAAATGATCTAGATAGTCCATTTCAGATTGTCTTATAGGGGTTCTAGTACTACTCATGCTGTTTTCCTTTCATTAGTTGATTGACTTATAGTCTCTAACTTTTCTGCGACTTCTTTAGCGTCTATTGATTTGTCCATTCTTTGACAAACTCTTATAAACAATGATGTTGCAGTAGTTTTCTTACCCATAGAGTCTAGCATTTGTAACGATTCTGTTTCAGCAACAGTTTCATGGCATAGTCCTATAAGTTCTGCATACCAAGTAAGCATAGGCTTATACTTATCTGCTACTCTAGATTTAACTGGTAGTTTTGTCTGCATTGTTATCCTCCTTCTTTAGTTTGATTTCAATTGGCATTTCTAATGTATCAGGCATATTTTTTTCTACTGCCTTACATATACCTATAATCATTCTTAATGGGAATGTTATAGATTTTACTATTACTTCACCTATTTTTTCTATACGTTTCATATTCTTCCTTTTTTTTGGTTAATCTATGATATTTCATAGTTGTTTTTATATACTCATCTTCGAACTCTTTACTTCCAGGAATTGGATCGACATCTTCGATGAGCCAATTCCAACCTTTCCTGATGGCTAAACCCCCAACAGTATAAGTAACAAATCGAAGAACATTAAATATTCCATTCATTATTCTCCTTGCATTTCTTGGATTATATTTTTGTATCTTGGACTATGTTCGTTAAAGTAGTTTTGCTTACCTACTGTATCTATCTTATCCCAAGATCTTTGTATTTGACTTGCTCTTTGTGGGTAGGGGGTATCAAAACCATGTTCTGGTATTTGTTTACACCATTCACTAAAGATTACTTCTGGTTTATCAGTTAAGAATAACTGTATATCCCATTTTTTTTGTCTGCATATATCTATAAGATTTTCTGCAGCCAATCTATTTATACATCGTTCATACTTTTGTATTTGTTGAAACGATACATTTAAACATTTAGATATTTGTGTCTGGGTAAACCCATTCCACACTCTATGTAATACTAGCACTTTAGCTATATTTTTATTAATCTCATAATTGTTAAACGCTTTAACTCGCTTACCCATTATTACCTCCATATATTTTATTTAATACCAATAGCTCACGCTTGTCGGAGCTAGTGGGAACTGTCACTACTCTAATTGATGGTTTCTTGTCTCTATATACTTTAACTATCTGTATATATCCCATTTTGGGATAGAGGATAGGTAGGTGGATTACTTTAAGAAAGTACTTCTTCCACCACAGTATATTTTCTTTTCTTATCGAGCCAGTGAAATCCTGGTTATACAGTAGCTTTACTGCTCTGCTTAAATTTATTGGATTTTCTCGGAACTTTCCCTCTATTATTACTCTGTACATTATTAACCTCTCCGTTGTTAGTAAATCCACTTACCCATAGTAGATGGTCTGCCCATTGTTTAGCAGTCCAAAATTTAGGTGTTCCTAATTTAGTTTTAGTCATGCTTTGTTTATCCTCCATATTGAATATCTGCTATTACCGTAAGAATTATTATTTTCCATTTGTTTACGAAATTCTTTTTTTATCCAGCTATGATTGTGGTATCTACCACCTGAATTATCATATTCTGATAATGGCATAACAATTCTTTTAGTTTTTATAAACTTATCTCTATCCCATGGGTCTGAATTAAGTCTATACTCTACTTTATATATTATTAAGTTTCTCATTTAATCCTCCTATTAGGGGTAACCCCTCATTACGAGGGGGTGTACCCAATTGTCTACTTTTTAGCTAAGATCTTATTCATCTTGCTATCTAACGCATCTAACTTTTCGTTTAAGCCTTTAATCAGATCATACTGAGCTTTAGGCATATACTTGCTAGGATTAGCTTTAACGTAAGCTATTCTATCTTCTGCTGATTTAGACTCAGTGTATGGTATAAACGTTTGTTGTGTTGACATAGTGTTCTCCTATTTGTTAGTTATTATTATTTAATAACGATTGTTTGATACTCGTTACAAACGATCGTTGTATTCTCTTTGCTTCCTTATCCCTCTCTATTAAAACAGAATTCTCTGGGAAAGGAAACTCGTACTGATTAAGCTGATAGTTACTATGCTTATCTGTATCTCCCTCTATTACCTGAAGTATATCGTATGTTATCATATATCCTCTCTTATTCTTGGTAAGGCTCTTAGTAAACAAACCATACCTGTTATTATTAATAATAAACCAGTCCAAACATCTAGATGTATCATTAAGATTACACCTAGAAAGGATAGGACAAAGCTACTTAGTATAGCTAGTAGTCCCATCCATATGTGAAATGTCATATTTATTTTTCGGACACCTTGAAAGTATTGTATATGCTGTATGCTACTACACCACTTATCACTTGACCTATTATCATTATACCTAACCATATACATAGTAAGCTTATCATTATAGTACTTAACATATCTTATCTCCTTTGGTTGATTGATATACCTACACACACATCTAATAATGTCTGGATATAGGTACTTTATACATCCCTATTAACATAGGTAGTAATCAAAGTGTTGCATAATTACAACAACTTAGATAATATTCGGCAATCAATTAATCAATAGACAAGCTAAGGTTAATTAACTACCAATATATAATAACAACTTATAACGCTGTCACTTGCGACAGCGATTATCAGTTGACTAACAAGAACTTAACAGCGAGTAACAACGAGCTTAACAGTAACAACAATAACAATTAAGGTGGGTTTTAGATTCACCCCATCGTCATGATAGTCGTAGAACTATCTGACAATAGGGGGGTTATGTACACCACCAGATCAAAGGGAGCATCATTATGATACCAGTAGGACTAAGAATACTTAAGACATTATACAAAGCAAAAGGTAAGATGGGCAAAGGATCAGCATTTGTAGCTGATAAAGCAGGAAAAGCAGGGTTTACAGAAACATCTCAAGCAATTACAGGTGCTTCTAAGAAGGTACACCAAGGAACTAGATACGTAGGAAAAAAAATCAAAAATAATCCAAAAACAGCATCAGCAATAGGTGGTGCAATGCTTTGGGATATGCTAGATAATGGCTAAGCAGAACTTTTCTCATTACGTAAAAAGGGATAAACCTAAAAAAAGACCAGGAATCCACAAAAAATCGAAATCGAAATCGGAAAAATTACAGAAAAATAATACAAGATATAAGGGACAAGGAAGATAATCATGAGATCATATACAATGCTACCAATCATTAGTTCTTTATCAGCAAAAACTTTGAAAAAAAGCTGGAAGAAACGTGATGCATTAATTAAGAACTTAAAGGATCCTAAGTTTAGAGCTAAAGCTAAGCTTAAAGACTATAAATCAAGCATATAATGGCTAAATCAGCAGCATGGACTAGAAAAGAAGGCAAAAACCCAAAGGGGGGTTTGAATGCTAAAGGTCGTGCTAGCTATAAAGGTGGTACATTAAAAGCACCTAGTAAAGTAGTAGGTAATAAGAGACGTGCGTCATTCTGTGCAAGAATGGGTGGAATGAAAAAGAAGCTAACTTCTGCTAAGACTGCAAGAGATCCTAATTCAAGAATTAATAAGTCATTAAGAGCATGGAACTGCTAATGAGAGATACTAAAGCTCTAGAAAGTTACTTGCAAGAACACCTTAAAAGAATAAAAGAAATGAATATCTTTAGATTACTAAAGAAAGAAGTAGAAACTGGAGCCAATGGCACACAGGACTACATTATTAAAAAAGGTATAAACAAAGATAAAATAGCAAAGAAATAATATGGATAAAAAATTAGAAAAATTAGCAGATCAAATGATTAACTTAAGTCCAGAAGAAGGACAGCAACTATCATTGATTATTAAAGCTAAGATTATGCCAGAGATGGCCAAACAACAACAACAGCAGCAAGGTCTATTACAAAATCCCCAAGCACAGCAACAAATGGCTAATATGGGTAGACCACAAGGTGGTAATGTACCTATGCCTAACGCACAACAAGCTGCACAACAAGGTTTATTAAAATGATAGATAAAGTTAAAGCATTTTCAGCTGTATACAAATTAGGTAATAGAATAGAAAAAATTATTGGTGAAAAAAAAATAAATAAATTCCTATCTTCTGGAAGAAAAGGATTAGGAAAAAATCGTGGTACTAAAATTTTTAATTATAGTTTAAAAAAACCTGAATCTACATTAAGACGTGTTAAAAAAATTAACAAGGCATTAGATCTAGCACCATCTGTAGCTGTAGGATCATCTATTGTAGGTATTGGTGCTTTAATGAGTAGTAAAAATAATAACAACAAAGGATAATTATTATGCCAATGGTAGGAAAGAAAAAATTCGCATATTCGGCAGCTGGTAAAAAGAAAGCTAAGATATATGCAAAAAAATCTAAACAGAAAGTTAAAAAAGGTTAGATTATGAAAATATACAAAGGCGATAAGAACTTCATGGATACTCCAATGAAAAAGCCTTCTACAATGAATAAGGCTATTAAGAGTATAGTTAAAAAAGGTATTAAGTTTGCAGTAAGTCCATTAAGTCTTGGATTAACTGCAGGTAGTGTTTTATATAAAGGTGCTAAAAACCAAAAAGGTATTAGCTTTGTTACAAACAGACAGTTTGATAAAAGAGGTAGAAAAATAATCTAATGGTTGAAGATAACAAATTACCAGATCAAGAGGATAAAACAGTAGATAACCATGGTGGTAAAAGACCTGGTTCTGGTAGACCTTTTGGTGCTAAGACTAAAAAAAATTGGAAGTCTATGCAAGAGATGGCTGAGAAATATCAACATTCTCCTTTGGATTATCTGTTAGCTGTGTTAAACAATCCTATGAGCTCACCTGAACGTAAAATGTATGCAGCCGAAAAGGCAGCACCATTCGTTCACCCAAGGTTAGCATCAACAACATCGAAGATAGGAACAGATGAACCAATCGCAATCAAAGTCTCTTGGCAAAAAGACGACTAAAGAAAAAGTTGCTAAGATAGAAATACCTTACAAGCCAAGACCTTATCAACTAGCTGTACATAACTCACTTAAAAGATTTAGTGTTCTAGTATGTCACAGACGATTCGGAAAATCAGTACTAGCCATAAACGAATTAATTAAAACAGCAGCAGACAAACCAAGATCCTTGTGTGCATTTATAGCACCAACTTACCGTCAAGGTAAATCCATCGCTTGGGAATATTTAAAATTCTACACAGAACCTTTAATGAAATTTGGTGGTAGTAGAAATGAAACAGAATTAAGAATAGATCTATTCAATCATTCACGTATTCAAATCTTTGGAGCAGATAATCCAGATAGTATTCGTGGTATGGGTTTTGATAAAGTTGTTATGGACGAATACGCAATCATGTCTCCTAGAGTCTGGACTGAGATTGTAAGACCAGCAGTATCTGATAAACTAGGATCCGTTCTATTTATTGGAACTCCAATGGGACATAATCAGTTCTGGGAAGTATTTGATTTTGCACAGCGTGGTCATAAAGATTGGTATGGGAAACTATACAGAGCATCTGAAACAGGAGTAATCCCTGATGACGAGCTACAACAAGCTCGTGATATAATGAGTCCTGAGCAATATGAACAAGAATTTGAATGTTCATTTACTGCAGCAGTATCTGGAAGTTATTATGGAAGATTAATAACTAAAGCAGATAAAGAAAAAAGAATTGGTGAAGTACCTTATGATGATAACGTAGGTGTAGAAACTTGGTGGGACTTAGGTATTGGAGATTCAACTGCAATATGGTTTGCACAAAGAATTGGAACTGAAATTCATTTAATAGATTATTACGAAACTTCAGGAGAATCATTAGCACACTATGCTAATATATTAACTGAAAAAGACTATGCATATAGTCGACATATAGCACCTCACGATATTATGGCGAGAGAGCTTGGAACAGGTAAGTCAAGATTAGAAGTTTCACAAGAATTAGGTATTGACTTTGAAGTAGCACCTAAGTTAGAAGTAGATCATGGAATTGAATCTGTAAGAAATACATTAGGCAACTGTTATTTTGACAGAGTTAAATGTAAACAAGGCTTAGACGCTTTAAGACAATATAGAAAACAATGGGACGACAAGAACCAGGTATTTAAAAATAAACCTTTACATGACTGGTGTTCACACGCAAGTGATGCATTTAGATATGGATGTGTACACGACCCAATTGATACATCAGACTGGGATAAACCAATTAATATAGATACAAAATACGTAGTATGAAAAATAAAAAAAAATCAGAAAAAGAAATATTATCAGTAGTAAGTAGAGAAATACATAATGCATCAGGTTATATTGGTGGAGAACTTGTAGCTAAAAGAAAAAAATCGTTAGAATATTATTTAGGACAACCTCTTGGCAATGAACAAGAAGGTAGATCTCAAGTTGTTTCTAATGACGTTTTAGATACAGTAGAAAGTTTAATGCCATCATTGATGAGAATTTTTACATCAGGTGATAATGTATTTAGTTGTGAAGGTACAGGGCCAGAAGATGAAGAAATGGCTAGACAATGTTCTGACTATTTAAACTATATATTCTATAAACAGAATGATGGTTTTCTTGCTTTATATACTGCATTTAAAGATGCATTAATTCAAAAGAATGGAGTCTTAAAAGTATATTGGGATGATGCTCAAAAAACTGAAAGAGAAGAATACTCAAGATTAACAGATGATGAATTTAATGACTTAGTTTCAATGGATGAAATTAAAGTTAAAAATCATACTGAATATTACGATTCAATAACAGATGAGTCTGGAAAAGAAATAGATAAAATTACACTACATGATGTAGTTATTAATAGAACAAAAACTTATGGTAAGGTTAAAATAGAACCAGTACCACCAGAAGAATTTTTAATTGAACGTAGATGTAAGTCAATTGATACTGCTAACTTTGTTTGTCATAGAGTGAACAAAACAAGAACAGAATTAATTGAAATGGGCTATGATAAAGAATTAGTAGAATCATTACCAACAGGTGATGGTGAGTATTATTCAGAAGATAAATTTACTAGACACCAAGGTGTAGACTTTTCACATGGAGAAACAGATGGAGATAAAAGTACACAAGATGTTTTAATTCACGAATGCTATGTAAGAATGGATGTAGATGGTGATGGTAAAGCAGAGTTATTAAAAATCACTGTTGCAGGTGATGGTAAGAAATTTCTTGATATGGAAGAAATAGATACAATGCCTTTTATATCTATGACTCCAGTTATCATGCCACACAGATTCTATGGAAGAAGTGTAGCTGAATTAGTAGAAGATATACAATTAATAAAATCAACTGTAATGCGACAGATGTTAGACAATATGTATCTAACAAATAATAATAGAGTTGCAATACAAGATGGACAAGTTTCAATGGATGATCTTTTAACAAATCGTCCAGGAGGAATTGTAAGAACAAAACAACCTCCTCAAAATGTGATGATGCCTATTCAGGCTCAACCCATTACAGAACAAGCAAGTGGTCTATTAGCCTATCTAGATTCCGTTAAAGAATCCAGAACAGGTGTAACAAGACAATCACAAGGGCTAGATGCAAATACGCTTAACAATACAGCAACTGGACAAAACCAAATTCTAACACAATCACAAATGAGAATGGAGTTAATCGCCAGAATCTTTGCTGAAACAGGTGTAAAAGATCTAGCCTTAAAAATGTTTGAGCTTACTTGTAAGTATCAAAACAAAGAACAGATAGTAAGAATCAGAGGAAAGTATATTCCTATGAGACCTTATGAATGGAAAGACAGAGTTAATATTACAGTTTCTGTAGGATTAGGTACTGGATCAAAAGAACAGCAGTTAATATTGATGAATGCTATATTAGAAAGACAAATGTCTGCAATCAATTTACAACAGAATGTTCATGGCCCAATGGTTAATCTAAGAAATATTTACAACTCTTTGAAAAAATTAGTTGAAAATGCAGGTCTAAATAGTATAGAACCATACTTCATGGATCCAGAAGTGGGAGCAGC